TATATTAGCCTGTTTAGGTGCTATATTTGGGGATGATCCTAATTGGTACTTTCAATTTAGTATTATTTACTGGATTAAAAATGTGCTATAACGGTTTGTATAAGGTGCGTTTTAATGCACTTTATACGTTGTTAGCAACTTTAAACACGGATTATAAATGGAAGATATAAAATTAATACACGGAGATAGCTTACAAGCCTTAAAAGGTTATGCTGATAATTATTTTGATTGGGCTATTGTTGATCCGCCTTATGGTTTAAGTTATGAAAGTAGGGTTTTTAAAGATGGTAAAAAATGGGATGACAATATACCGCCAAAAGAATATTTTACGGAATTGTTAAGAGTATCTAAAAATCAAATTATTTGGGGAGGCAATTTCTTTCTTGATTATTTAGGTGCTACAAAATCAATGATAGTATGGGATAAAAAAGATACTGCAAGAAATGGGCTTTGGAAATCTGAATTAGCTTGGTGTAGCACCGATAAGGGAAGTTATATTTATAGGCATAAGCAAATTGGTAAAAGAGGTTTTTATGTAGTTGAATGTGAAAGAATACATCCAACACAAAAGCCTATTGCACTCTATGAATGGTTATTAGAAAATTATGCCAGCGATGGCGATTTGATTTTAGATACTCATTTAGGAAGCGGAAGTATAGCCATAGCATGCCACAGAATGAAACGAAAACTTATAGCTTATGAAATTGACAAAGATTATTATGATGCAGCTTGTAAGCGATTTAAACAACAAACTGCACAACAAGCACTTTGGTAGTGTTTATTGTTGCTAACGTTACTTGTGTATGAGTAGTTGCAAATAAATAAATAATAAAATTATGATAAGTAAAAAAGAATACAAGAAAGCAAAGAAAATAGTTAAGGCTTATAAAAAGCAATTACTTATACACGATGTTGTGTGTAGTAAATTATGCTATTGTGAAAAAAAAGAAATAGAACAAAAGGTAAAAGATAAAATTATAGGTGTAATGAACTGGTGGTAATATTTATTACATACAACGTATGGTGCTATGAGTAGTAGCGTATAGACAAACAGAAAGTATCGAATGAGAACAGAACTAACAAATATTAATAAACTTATGATGAAGCACAAAATAGCTATTACTTATAGCACGTGTTGTACATCTGTTAAAAAATGAGGATATGTACAGAAGTAAAATAGAATTACATAACGTTGACTGTTTGCCTTTTATGAAGCAATGCGAGGATAAACAATTTGATTTAGCAATAGTTGACCCACCTTATGGGATAGGTGCAAACAAGATGACACTTGGAAATGGTAAAACAAAAATTTATAGAGGCGAAAATGATTGGGATAATGAAATACCTAAAAAAGCCTATTGGGATGAACTGTTTAGAATAAGTAAAAATCAAATTGTTTGGGGTGGCAATTATTTTACTGAATTTTTACCACCTACATCTGCTTGGGTTTTTTGGGATAAAGGAACTGGTGATAATGATTTTGCAGATGGTGAGCTGGCTTGGACTAGCTTTAACGGTGCTTTGAGAAAGGTAAAACGCTCTTGGGTTGGTGCTAATGCTAAAAACGGTGACAAGCGAATACACCCAACAGAAAAACCCGTAGAACTTTACCAATGGTTATTAAACAAATATGCTAATAAAGGTGATAAAATAATTGACACATTTTTAGGAAGTGGAAGCATTGCCATTGCCTGTGATGCACTACATTTTGATTTAGTAGGAACTGAATTAGATAAACGATATTTTCGTGAGGCAAACGAAAGACTAGACCTTTATAGAAGGCAACAAAGCCTTTTTTAATTGTGTACAACGAATTAGAATATGAATAGTTAAATTATATGAAGATGTACACAGACCACATAAAAGAAGAAATACGCTTTGTTGCTTTATATAAGCCAAATGAAAAAATAAAGTGTCTTGTGAAAACGTATTACGGAAGCCACAATAAAAATAGTAATTATCACTACGCTTATAAAATAGAACATAAGCCAATATAATTTTATTATTTATATTCTGTGTTGTGCGTATGTACTTGTATTACGACACAACGGATTGGTATATGGTTAGTGCCGTGTAAATAGCACAGACCTTTGAATTTAGAACTGAAGTAATAATTAAATATTTTTTAGAGCGTGGGCAAAATAAACAATTTATATAAAGCAGAAGCATTATCATTTATGAAAGAAATGGATGATAACTCTGTTGATATAATAGTAACATCACCACCATATAATTTAATGGGGCAATACTCTTGTAAATCACAAATGAACAGAAGTTTTACAAGTAAAAGACTTGAAGATTGGTATGATGATAAAATGGATGAAAAAGAATACCAACAATGGCAAAAAGAATGTGTTAGTGAAATGGTTAGAATATGTAAGGGAAGTGTTTTTTATGTGCATCAAGTTAGATATGCTTGGGGTAGAAAAAACGAGTTTTACCACCCTATACATTGGTTAAATGAATTTGTTATATGGTCTGAAATAATTTGGAATAGAGGAAATGGTATAAGTGCTGCAAAAAGACCAACAATGGCTGACCAAAGAATTTATATGATTGGGAAACCAAAAGTTTGGAATAAACCAAATTGCACAAGTGTTTGGGATATACCATCTGTTAGAAATTCTAATCACGTTTGCCCATTTCCTGACGAATTAGTAGAAAGATGTTTAAATATGTGCAGCAATGAAGGCGATATTGTTTTTGACCCATTTGTAGGTATAGGAACAACAGCGATAGTTGCTAAAAAAATGAATAGAAAATATATTGGTGTTGATATAAATGAAGATTATATAAACGAAGCTAAAACCAAATTGCTGACGTAGGAAGCAAAAGAGCGTTGGCAAAAAAAATATTTTAATTATGGGTAAACAAGCACAAACGATTGAATTTAGCACGGAATTAGGCATTAACTATATACCGTGTTAGCAAATCGTTTTAATGTTTGCTAACGAATTAAATAAGGATAGTATGGATAAGAAAAAACAAATAGAACAATTATACGCAGACGCTTTATACAACGATGAAGCACCTAATGTATTTGCAGACCGAATATTATCTTTATTTGGTGTTAGCAACTGTAACGCTAAAAAAGACACTAACATTGTTAAAACCTATGCCTTGATAACTAGAAAAGATGGATTGACTGATGTTTGGTGCGAGGGTAAATGCTTAGGCGAAGGACTAGATACTGGAGGAATTAACAAACTTAACTTAAAATAGTTATTGTACATAATGGAATTGTATAAAAAATCGTTTTAATGTTTTTTATACGGTGTTATGTACTGTATTTTTTTAGAGCGTTGGCAAATTAATGAGGTACGAATTAAAATATTTATAAAGATGATAACAGCAACAAATGAAAGTAATATGCAAATGATGAAACGTTATGAAGATAACTACTTTGATCTTGCAATAGTTGACCCACCTTACGGAATTGATATTAATTCTAGTGGCACACATTTTAAAGAAAAGTATGATGTAAAAGATTGGGATAAAAACACGCCTGATGATGAATACTTTAAAGAATTAATGAGAGTAAGTAAAAACCAAATTATATGGGGTGGAAACTATTTTTTAGATAGATTAGGAAATTGCAAATGTTTTATAATTTGGGATAAAAAGATAGCTGAAGATATGAGTTTTGCTATGTGTGAAATGGCTTGGACTTCTTTTAAAAACGGTGCAAAGATTTACAAAACAACTGCAATGCAACAAAACAGAATACACCCAACACAAAAACCAGTTTCTTTGTATGAATGGTTGTTAATGAGATACGCAAAAGAAGGTGATAAAATTTTAGATACTCATAGAGGTTCTGGAAGTTTAGATATTGCTTGTCATAATTTAGGTTATGATTTAGTTACTTGCGAAATAGACGAACAATACTTTAAAGATGCAAACGAACGATTGAGAGTACACCAAAGTCAATTAGTAATGTTTTAGAGTATGAGTGGATGGCAAAAAAATATTGTACATAACGGTTTGGCTATGCGCCTGTACTTGTATGGCGTATAGGTGTTGTTGTGTATCTGTAAAAAATAAAAAAAAGCGAGGGCAAAAAAACTTAATTATGAGTATAAAAGATAAATATAAAATACAAAGCATTGACAAGGAGCAATGTAAAGAATGGCTATTACATAAACACTATGCTAAAAGAATCCCGCCAATTTCATATTCTTTTGGACTTTATACAAATGATTTAGTATTACAAGGCATTTGCACGTTTGGTACACCTCCGATACAAATGAATGACGGACATTGTATCTTTAATAAAGGGGATATAAGGACAGAAAAAAAAGAAAGTAATTATTATGTAAAAACAGTTGAGTTAAACCGTCTTTGCGTAAATGAAGGGTTGAAAAAAAATACAACATCTTTTTTTGTTTCTAGTTGTCTTGCTTTACTACCTAAACCTTTGTGTGTTGTTTCATTTGCCGACCAAAATCAAAATCATCATGGATATATTTATCAGGCTACAAATTGGATTTATACAGGAATGGGGGAAAAGGGTGGAAAAATGGTAAACTTTGTAATGAATGGCAGAGAATATCACGGCAGGGGAATATCACAGGAACAAATGAAAAGAGATAAATATAATTATGACGAAACAAAAACATTACAAGAAAACTGGATTTTAAATGGTGGCGAGATTATAGATTTAAGTAAGGGTAAACATAGATACTTAATGTTTTTGGGCAACAAGAAACAAAAAAAAGAAATGAAAAATAACTTGAAATATGAAATATTACCATATCCAAAAGGAGAAAACGATAGATATGATTCAAGTTATAACCCTACTATTCAAACTCAATTGTTTTGAAAAAACAAAAGAGCTTTGGGTTTTTATTTTTTATTGTACACAACGGTACTGGTATATGATTTGTTGCGTTGAATAATTACAAAACTTAATAAAAATGGAAATAGATAAACTTACAGAACAAATATTAGAGATAACTAACAA